TTAGGATCAATTGTTACTAATGAACCAGCTTCTGGTTTAGCATACTGATATGCCATGTAGTCACGATATGTAGAAGGCATTACATCAGGTCTTTCTTTTTTAAATTCTCCATAAGGTAACATCTGTCCTCTCTGGAAAAATACTGATCTACCTATACCTTCTGCCAATCGATTACCAACTTCTCTACCGGTAGGATCTTCTTCTTTTGATTTAGGATAAACAGCCTTCTCACCTTTAGGTCTGAATCCTTCACCAATACCTCCTGATCTACCTGCTAGATACGCTCCCAAGAAAGGAACACCTGCGGTAATCACTGCTGAAGCAACCTTGTCTCCTGAGACTCCAACTTTTGAAGGAATCTGATTAATTATTTCTTGTTGTTTAATTGGAATATTTGTTGCTCTATATAATGCTTTCTGAGCATCACCTGTAGCAAGTCCTGCTGTTGTTCTAGCAGCCTTCTCACCTATATCTTTTTTTATAAAATCTCGTATAGGTGTTGTTGTAGGAAATGTCTCACCAGCAGACTCTATTACTTGTCTCTTAACTCCATAACCTCCCCAGGGTTTTTTCTCTATCTGTTTTTCAACAGACTCATATGCTTCCCCTATCTTATCTCTAAATTTATCTAGAAAATCTAAACTGTTACTTAGAGCGTTCTTTACTACTCCTTGATGAAGCTCCATAGTCTACCTAGCTAAG